GTAACTGAAGAACAAGTTGGATTAGCAATGGCTTGGGTAAAAATTTGTCGTGAGGTACACCAACAAAAGAGAGACAACCTAGTTGATGGGGCGGGTTATCTAGGGACTGTGCAAATGGTCATAGATGAAAGAGAACTCCGTGCCAACAAAATCGATTGATGGTCAACTACCAAAAGACTGTACTGTAACCATAGGAATAGACCAGTCCTTAACTGGGTTTGCTCTAACTGCTTTACAATTTGACGACCCAACAAAATATATTACTTGGGTTTATAAGTCTCCCTACTTTGGTGTTGAAAGACTTGCTGATATTAGACAATGGTTAATAGATCACCTTGATTATTTAGAGGAAAACAATAATACGATATTAGATATAGCAATGGAAGGTACCGTCCTTGCTAGTCATGCAGCCCTTGTTTTAGGAGAGTTATCAGCCACAGTTCGTTTAACAATCTTTGATTACTTTGATGAAGGAGACCCTAGAAAATATCCTTTAAAAGTTCCACCTATGACCCTCAAAAAGTTTGCTGCTGGTAAAGGTAATGCAAAAAAACAGGAGATGTTATTGCAAATTTATAAGAGGTGGGGCATAGAATTTAATGATGATAATGCTGCCGATTCTTACGCTCTTGCAAGGCTCTTAGGAAAAAACTTCTATAATGAGGTCGAGAAGGCAGTTGCCGAACAAATGAAAGACTTCAAATACAGAGACGCCCCAAGACTTTAGCCTTACCCTATGTTCTAGGAGCGGTACATAAATTCGACTCAAAGGACTACTAAACATGACAACTAACCCTGAAGTTATTCCTTCTAATGATGAACCTTTTTTAAGAGTAAGTGCAAGTTCAAATCCTCAGAGTGTTGCATCAGCAATTGCTCATGCTATTTACGAAAAACACGAAGTAAAATTACGTGCCGTAGGTGCAGGAGCGGTAAATCAAGCAGTTAAGGCAATCGCTATTTCTCGAGGATATGTTGCCCCTAGAGGTTTAGATTTGACCTGCAAACCTGGTTTTACCACTATTGAATCCCGTGATGGAGAAATTTCCGCCATTGTATTCGCCATTACAGCAAGTTAATTTAGTTCTATCCTTATACCTACATTAAGGAGTCACCATGGCAAATTGGACAGATATGGGACATGCAATGCGCCGTCGTATGGGCATGCCTTCAAACCACCTAGAGTCAGCAGGTAATAAAATGAAAAAAGATATTAGCCAAGATCAATACACCCCTTCTGGTGCAAATGCAACCTTTACTAATGTAAGTGGTACACCTTCTGTTGGTAAATTAATGCCAAAGAAGAACACTCAAGCAGCAGAGCCAATGTATGGAACTAAAGCAAATAGAAAGAATGTGTTAGTAGCAAACGCTGAAGCATCAGAACGTAAAGGTGCTGCATACAGAATTACTACAACTATGCCTTGCATTGATCCTTGCTCAGGTTCAACAATGACAAACGCAAGAGTTATTCCATCAGTATCTGGACGTCAGAATCCTAACTTCCAGGGCGGAATGGGTTCTTCCTACTAAAATGTCATTGTCGAATTCACAGTTCGGCAGTTCATTGGCAGCACAAACGCCAGACGCAACTCCGCCATTATCATTTAGCGCTTCTACAGCAGGTTCTGCTGCTCAAGCAACCGCATGGAGAAACAGAAGTCTTGGTGGAGATAGACCTTTATCCTTATCTAAAAAAACCGCTGGTACAACATTTAATTGGGATGATGCATCATCTGCATCTCCAACAGTCCCCGCATCTCGTGGGGGTACAAATCCAAATGCTTAGTAATGAACAGTTCGCTAAATTAGCAAATCAAGGTGGAGCCAGTCGTAGTTTTAAAACTGGTCAAGCGCCAGAGGGTCCTGGAGTTATGGTTTCAATTCCTGGTGCTGAAAAAGTTACTGACGCTCCTTACACCGCAGAACAAGCACAAAGTTTTAAAACAGAGTATTCAACAAAAGCACCAATTGACGCATATCAAGGCGCCTGGAAAACTGGCAAAAAAATGTTTGCTGATATAAGCGTAAAACAAAGAACACTTCCAGATGCACGTAAGGCTGGCTTAGAAGATAAACAAATTGCTGGTTATGATTTAGGTGGAACAGATGTTAGACGTTCACAGGGTGGAAATGTTTACTTTGGTCGTAAAGTTCCTGGTGTTGAATCTAACCCAGAGTTTATAGCAAGTGCACATAGAACTGCAGAGTATGAAAGAATGGAGCCAAAACCAAAGGCTCAAGAGTTTGCAGAACAATCACACATAAGCCGTGGTGCTACTAATAAGGGCAAAAAGATTTCAGTTAATGAAGTATATGCAACGATTGCAAAAAATCGCCGAAATAGAGGTGTGTAATGGCTGGTGGAGTAAATAACCTTTCCGCATCACAGAACTGGCAATCACTTGGTGGTGGCGGACTTTATGGTTATAACAATCAGGGTGGTGCAGGAACACCTATAGCCCGTGATGCGATGGATTCATCCCGTATGGGAGTTGGCCGTATCCCTTCAGCAGAGTATCCAGATGGTTATCTGGGAACAATGCGATCTCGAAGAGATGACCGATTATTAGATTCAATTAAGAACCGTGTTAATCAAAAGGCTTATCAAAGAGGCGTACACAAAGGTGAGCGCATTGAGCCATCAATGTACTACTGGCCAGAACAAGTACACCCAATGATGGGTATTGAACGTCAAATGAAAGCAAAGCCAGTAAATATAAATGGCGCAGTAGTTTATATGTCAGCAAGAAGTGCACCACAAACACAGTTAACTCCTGCCCCTCACTTAGTAAATGATGGAAAAGCAAATACTGTTGCAGATCAACCTGGAGAAATTAACGCAAGACGTCAAGCAATGCTTGCCTACTTGAGACCTGCGTGGGCATAACATGGCATATTTTGGAGTTAATCCTCACGGTCGTTGGGATCAAAACATTGCCCAAGCACAGTTTAAAGATCATGTAGAAAATGTTATTAAAAAGTACCGTGAAGCATCACCTCAGTTTATTGAGGGTGGGCATCAGTGGTATGAAAAGGCCCATGAAGAAGCAACTAAACTTGGCGGAGGCGACACAAAACGTGGCGCAGGAATTATTGCGGCATTATCCCCATTAAGCGATTGGGATAGAAACGTTAGAGAAGCAAAAGAATTAGTAAAGACTGGGGATGTTAAGAGCGCCCTCCTTCCAGCAAATGTTGCAAAAGCCCAAAGAATTCACGCAGGAGAAGAGCCAGATAAAGTACTAGGCGGACACAAAGTAACTAGTTTCTTTAAGAACATCCATGATCCAAGCAACAAAGAACCAGTAACAATTGATCGCCATGCGTATGACATTGCAATGGGTAGACCATTTGCTGGCTCAGGAAAGCCAAAAGATTTAACACAACTAAGACAGACAGGAACTATGTCACAAGATCTAGGACTAAGTTCAATGGGTAGATACAAGCACTTCGTTCATGCTTATCAGCACGCTGCAGGAGAATTAGGTGTTGATGTACCAAATAAAGTACAAGCAACATCATGGGTAACTCATAGAGGGGCAGTAGGATGACACAGAAGTTTGATGGCGTTTATGATTACACAAAGCCTTGGCGTGCACCTGTAGAACCTGACAAGGTAGCCAAGAGGTACTCTTATCTAGGACCATGGGCATCCAACCAAGAACGGTTAACTCAACAGGCTCTCATGGTTATGAATATACCTGGAAAAGATATTCAAGAGATGGTTCGTCCACCACTCCCACAGATTCAATTATTTCCAGATCGTTATGGATATGGAGACCGTACTCAACTTGGTATAGATGATATAGTTACTATTGATAGAAATTACACAGAACCAAGAATATCCTGGTTCTCTGGCGGTGTTGCTGGTTATCAAGCAGCCGAACGAAACGCACTAGGGAGTAACTAATGTCTGAAGTTCCAGATAGAGGTAGTAACTCCAAAAGAAAAATTGATTTCCTTTCTCAAAAAGGAATGTCTCCTCTTGAACAATTTGGCGCAACAATGAGAGCGTCCGCTGTTCCTGCAAATAGTTTTGAAGGAGAATATTTTTCTCAAGGCACGTACAATTCAAAAGGTGCTAATCTTCTTAAGAAAGTATCATGGGAGTCTCGTATGCGTAAAGAAATGGACACGGAGTAACTAATGCCAACTATAGTTCCTGATCGTGGTGATGATCCAAAGCGCAAGATTTCTTATCTTGAAGAAGTAGATAAAGTAGAACGTAAAAAAAGAATTAGCCCAATACAATATGAAGAAATGTTAAAAGCCAGAAAACCAGGTGCTAAGGATCCTTTTTATGGATATAAAAAAAGAATTGGCGAATGGGATCCAGAAAGGAACTAATGGACGACGGAGACGGAATGATGACTATGGAGTTACAGGCTAAACTACTTGCCGATAACGCTACTCGTTACAATGGCTCAGCCCCCTGCCCTACCTGTGGAATGATTATAAATCCTGTAGAATTTCTTTCAAACGGAGGTCATTGCATGGGCTGTACTTCTGCAAAAAATGCAAAAAGAATAAAGGATAAAATGTCATGATGTTTAACGACCGTAGAAGGACTCGCATTCAGAGTGCTAAAGAGCGCCAAAGGGTGCATAATTTAGTTAAAGACACAGGTGCGTATATCTCTTCTCCAAAGGGAGAGTATCCAGCATCTCGCAAAGAACAGTATGCTCAATCGACTCAAGCGGTGGAAGCCGTTGTTGAGGCAAACAGGAAGAAGAAATAATGGCCGTTAACTCATCTCGTTCAATGAACAAGTCACTTGATGAAGGTGCAACAGATGGTAAGTATCGTAAAGTTCGTCCTGACACTGAAGTAGGTCCAGAGTCATCTGGTACTGAAGCCAACCGTCAATCACTTCATCCATTTTATGGTTATGGTTTTGCAACATCTGAGTACCCAAATAAGGTAAACCCAGGTAAGTAATTATGGATTTTAATGACCGTCGCAAGTACGTTGCTACACAGCGTGATAAAGGCGTTCATGTTGAAGCAACTAATGATCGTAATGATGTTGGTGGCGCTATTTATCAAACTGATTCTAAAGAAAAAGCAATTAAGTTACACGCTGATCGTATTAAAGGAATGGCATTTGCTCCACGCAATAAAAAGAGGAAATCAAAGGGAAGGAACTACCTGTAATTATGGGTAACATGCACGCTGAGGAATTTGCCTCAATGAAAGGCAAGAATAAAGATATGGGATTACTTGCACACTTGCAAGGAAACCATTATCCACCAGTTCCTGCATCAATGCTTGGCCCATCAAAACGTGCCATCAGTGCCGTAAACCGTGGCAAACACGATTCAAACATTAAACTTCCACAAGGTATTTTATATAAAGGCAAGAAAGCAGCACCCGCATCTGCAATTGTTGAAGCACACCACCTACATGCGTGGTTAAACACAGATCAGTTTCAGGATTAATTATGGCAAGAGTAGCAAAAACAAATTTAGCAAAGGCTCCTGATTTTATTTCAAGCAAAGAACCTTTTCAAGCATCAGCACTATCTGGTGTAGAAGGCACCACTGGCCCTGGCTATATGTCAGATGATGAAACTCGTGAATATCGCAAATCAAATCCAACATATACAGTACGTTCTTACGGAACACCTATTGCATGGCACGGAGATGCAGGTTGGCAACAATCTACAACAAAATATTCTCGAACTACTTCTCGCCATCAAAGTATTGTAAAGCGTGCATTAAATGATCACTTCCAAAGCGGACACGATAACGCAAAAAATCCAGACTACGGCCTACCTCTTGGCGAAAAATAAGAGTGGTGGGGGTCGTAATGACGCCCGTAAGTGTGGTAAAGCAAGTAAGAAACGCCCAAAGTTAAATGTAAACAAGGGTAAATCTTGCTGTGGATACTCAATTAAAAGAATAGACCGTTTAGGTCATGATCAAGGACATCGTAAAATAGCCTTAACCGCCTAAGTACGATAGGCTACACGGATTACTAAAGGGAGCATAATGAGTAACATTCCAATTCTTGGCGAGAAAAAACAAACTAACGAACCTCAATTTAGATTATTGTATTGTCTTGTATGCCAAACCTTAGAAGAGTTACCTCCTTATGAAGGAGCACCTGAACAAGACTATTTGTTAGCGATTGCATGCGAACAGCATGTGTTTCCTTCTGGAGAACCCCATAAAGGTAAATTATTTGTATTACCTTTAAAAGCCTGGGCTAAGACTGAGTCTAAAAAAGAAATTATTCGTCAAATAAAAGGCGGGGGATCTGCAGGTATTGCAGAGGTTGATGATACTTTTTATGATTCACGGTCCACTTTTATGGAAGATGCTATGACCTGTTATAGACAACACAACAAGCCAAAAGACGGCTGTTCTGATTGGCATATAAAAGACAAAATGTTAGTTCCTAAAACAGTTAAAGAACGTAGAGCAGAAGGTATGGAAAAATATGAAGAATCTGCTGGACCAAAGACCTATCTTTGTGACTTTTGTCCCGTAGCAATATCCGTAGCACAAAGAAAGAGAAAGTTGATGGGAATATAATAATGTCTAATGAAACAGTTGTACAAGCAGCCTATACCGTAGGGATTAGAGTAGATGGGACTGTTTTTACTGAAGTAGTCGAACCAAGTGAGTTTGTTCAACGTAAAGCAACTACTTTTGACATTTATCAAACTAGTAGAGAACTAGTTTCTGACATAGAAAGCCAGTTACTTGCAGATAGGGTTGCACGGAGCGTTGTAGCAAGTCTACAGCCTAAAGATAATGTTGCAGAATTTAAAGAAAAACTCATAAATGCTTTAAGCGATAGAGGCATAGATACCCCACAAGCCTAAAGAGCCATAGACTATGTCTATGAGCGATTTAAGTGGATTTGTTAACCCTGTTCAATTACAGGCATCAGCAACCTCCTATTTTTCTGACCCTGAAGAAGAATTAGATCCTAAGTTATTTGTTAATACAACCTTAAAAGGCTGGGTTCGTAACGGTATCTTACAAAAGTTATTTGGGTTTTTAGACGATGTTTATCGTCACCCAGACCTGTGGACAACAGTATGGATTGCAGGATCTGCTGTTTCTTTTCAGTGGTCTGCAGATCGTGACCCAGGAGATTTAGACGTTTTAATTGGCGTTGATTATATTCAATTTAGAAAAGCACATCCAGAGTATATGGGATTATCTGATATTGAAATTAGTAAGATGTTAAATGAAGAGTTTAGAGAACACTTACAGCCAGAAATGACTAACTGGAATGGGTTTGAAGTAACTTTTTATGTCAATCCTGGAGCAACAGATATTAGAACTATAAATCCTTATGCAGCCTATGATCTGACTCATAATGAGTGGACTGTTTTTCCAAAAAAAGAAGGCGCTCCACAAAATTTAGTGTGGGAATCCGCAGTTCAAAAAGATACCTCTATGGCATCAGAAATTGTTATGAGATATTCAAAAGCCTTAACAGATCTACAAGGAGCAAAAAATCCTGCATCTAGACGTAATGCAGAGTTTAATTTACAGATGGCTTTGATGCAAGGTTCTGCTTTATTTAGTGATATTCATGCTTCAAGAAGGTATGCCTTTAGGAAAGATGGAAAAGGATACGACGATTTTTATAATTATAGATGGCAGGCTGGTAAAAAATACGGAACAGTTCCTGCTCTAAAACAACTGTCTGAGTACTGGTCAGCATACAAAGCAAAACAAGCAGATGAAACTTATGGCATTGAACTGCCAGATACTCAGACCCTAATTCGCAGAGCGGCAACATACCGAGCAAAAGGATAACGTGAACATACTTCTATCACTAGACGGCGTACTAAGTTCGGACACAGGTGAACCAATCCGTGCAGGCGTCATGCTTTATTACGCCCTTAATATAAACAACAGAGTTGCTTTAATGACTTCTAGAACTACCGCCGATGCTGAACATTGGTTAAACTCTCATGGAGTTATAAACTATGATGATTTAATTGATCGTTCTTTTCATCTAGAAGGCGAAGATTTAAAAAAACGTCAATTTGTAATGAGCCGTAGTCGTGCTCCCATTGAACTATATGTAGATTCTGATCCAACTATGTGTGCTTGGGTGTTTGAAGAACAAGGATTGCCAGCAATTATGTTTATGAATCCTGGATATTTGCCAGTTGAAAGACGTCCTGATGCTCCTAAAAAAATCCGTAAATGGGATCAAATTGAAGACTCTATAAATAGAATAAATATTGCAAAGTCAAAAGATGCAGCAGCCCCTAAAGACTTAGAGTTTTGGCAAGATTAATGACCCTAATTTTTAGCGGAACAGAGGTTGGCTCTAACCGCACTCTTCTTGAAGGCATGAAAGTTGAGTCAATGGGACTCAACTATTGGGGGCTTCGTAAGAGAGGGTTACCTAAAACTAAGTTATGGCTTATAAGTGAGCATTTTACTCCAGAGACTAAAGTCTATATCGAATCAGGAGCAGCCCAAGCAGATAAGGCTGGCTTATCAAAAGAAGAGTTACTTGAAATAGCCGCTGACTATCAAGAGTTTTTAGTAAATAACGCTGATAGAGCAGAGGCCTTTCAAGAGTTTGATTCCTTAACCTTGGGGTTAGATTGGGTAGAACAACAACGACCTTTTTTTAGTAATGATCCAAAGTTATGGGTAGTTTGGCATGAAGAATATGGGCTATTAAAATTAAAAGAGATGTCTGAAAAGTACTCCAATGTTGTAATCCCCTATGCAGAAATTGAATCAGTAACTAACTTGGCTGCCGTTACCAGAAGTTACTCAAAGCAGTTTAATACTAAATATCACGCCCTTGGATGTGCAAAACCAGACAACCTAAGACAGGTACCATTTGTTACTGCAAGCACATTGTCCTGGCTATCTCCAATGCGGAGAGGTGAGACTATCATCTGGGATGGAACTAAGTTAGTTCGTTATCCAAAGAGAATGAAGGATCAAGCACGACCAAGATACAAGCCCATGGTAGAGAAGGCTGGACTAGACTATTTAGAGTTTGTCCAAGATGGTACTCTCGAAGCGACTAAGGTTGCTGTATGGTCTTACAAACGATTAGAGGAGTCAATGGATAAAAAGAGCCCAAACTTTCATATTATTAATGGTGGAAAAGAAGAGAAAGTATCTGATAACAGCGATGAGTTGTTAACAGGTTTAATGGGATTTGAGGTACCGTCTTCTGATAACAGTGAGGTAGAAGTACGGAAAAATTCTACTAATGAAGTGATTCAAAGAGACCCTTCAGAGGTACAAAATCTTCCTGTCTTTGGCGTAAAGATGAAAACCATTGTAGATGTTGATGATGAAGGTAAAGAGATTTTAAAAGATGTTCCAGTTTTAAATAACCAATATTCTTCTCTTCGACAATGCAACACCTGCTTTGTGGCGTCTAACTGTCCAGCCTTTAAACCTGATAATAGTTGTGCTTTTAACCTTCCAGTAGAGGTAAAGACTAAAGATCAACTTAAGGCTTTACTTACTGCAATTATAGAAATGCAGGGCCAAAGAGTTGCTTTTATGCGTTTTGCAGAAGAAATGAATGGCGGATATGCTGATCCCAATGTATCTCAAGAGATTGATCGATTATTTAAACTTGTTGGCAATTTAAAAGAGTTAGAAGAAAATCGAGAGTTTGTTCGCATTACCGCAGAACGCCAAAGTTCTGGTGGAGTTCTTTCTGCAATCTTTGGAGACAGAGCACAGGCTCTTCGTGAGTTACCTGATGCCCTAAAGGAAGATACAGTTACAAAAATTATTCAACAATCTATTGAAGAGTAGTTATCTGATAACAGCAAGTGGTGAGTAATGGATCATAGTGGAGGGTAGTTTACCCTTTTGTCCATCGAATAAAAATTAAACCAAGTTAACAAGTATGTGATAGGTTCAGACCCATCACAATACGTACTCCCATCGAGGGGTATTTACATTTACATAGAAATAGTCGGGGGTTATACATATGTTTTCTTTTAAATTAGCCGAAGAGTTTGTTACACCATACAGGAGTTTAAAAGCACCCTTTGGTTACCAAGATGCTGCGGGCAACTCTGTTGGTGAAATAACTTTTTTACGTACCTATTCACGACTAAAGCAAGATGGTACTAAAGAAACTTGGGTAGACGTTTGTGAGAGAGTTATAAACGGAATGTACTCTCTACAGAAAGATCATGCTAAAACTAATCGGTTGCCTTGGTCAGATGCCAAAGCCGCAGCCTCAGCCAAGGAAGCCTTTGATCGTCTTTGGAACATAAAGTGGACCCCACCTGGACGAGGTCTATGGGTAATGGGAACCCCAATCGTAAACGAAAAAAGAAATTCAGCAGCCTTGCAGAATTGTGCCTTTGTTTCTACAGGCTCAATGACTAAGACTGATCCAGCCAAGCCTTTTGCCTTTTTGATGGAGGCTAGTATGCTTGGAGTTGGAG